CATGCCCTCCTCAGATAGTACCGTGCTGACATTCCAGGGGTGTTCCTGACAATACCGTAGCCTCAATGCGAACAATCCATAGACCACATCGGCGTCCACGGCGGCCATCTTCTTGAGTGCGTCAGGCGGCACGATGATGTCGCTTTCAATGGTCAGGAGGGCGTCATAGCCCCCGTTCAGGGCTACCTCTCGTGCGTCGTTCAGTTTCGTGAGTAGGTTGTTCCAGTACAACGGCTCAGGATCGCCGCCCAAGAGGTACATGATGTCTAGCTGCTCACCCCATTCCAGTTGCAGAATGGAATCATTTGCGCGTCGAAATAGCATCCCCCGCTTCGTCGGAATTGCTACTAAAACCTTCATTCCTCTCTCCTCCACTTCCCTTCTATCGGAGCCATGTGCCAGACAGGAGAGCCATACTCAAAACACGCATTGTCTGGTACTCCACCCCAAGGTATTTCATCGTAGCCAATACCCAGCTTCCAAGACACGTAGTTGAAACTTATCTGATCTCGTGCGCTTCTAGTCTGCAGTTCACGCCACCACGCTTCGTTGAATCGTGTTATGGCCTCTGTGTGTCTCCGCAAGACTACGGAGCACCCTACGGCCCCTGAGTGCGAGGGAAAGCCCTCCTTCCCATATTGACTCATCTGTGCCAGGATTTCCTCTTTGTTGCCTCGCTCCCATTTAATACATCGTCTCGCCTCCTCGTAGGCATCATCAGTCTCATTATGAGGGCATACCGCTATGTCATGTTCTGTTAGCCAATGATACGGAAACACGACCTTGAGGCGCACATTAGCGTCGTGATACAGGGTGTACTCCGCATCAGGGAAGTACCAATGGGCCAAGTGTTTGAATCGCCTTGATTCCCGTGCGGCATCAAGCCCCCCGCGCTCTACGGTCCTTATTTCCCACGGCGGCACTGCTGGCATTGGAATGTCGCACAGACACACATAGTCTGTATCCAAGTCAATGATGCGTGGCGGTAGAAGGGGCTCGTAGCCGCCTATAATCACGGTATAGATCACGGGTCGCAAACGTTTCCTCCTCTATTCGGGGGGCGGGCTGGTACGGCTCAATGCCTGTCAAACACCCGCCCCCGCAACCCAGTATTCACTTGTCTTCGCTAGGTATCGCCGCCTTGTCCTTTGGCGGCCGGCCCCGTTTGCGCTTCGGCTTTTCTGCTTCGATCTTTACCCAGCCGATAGCTAACAGTTCTCGCGCCATTTGCTCAGAGACCGTCACAACGTCGCCGGGATCGTGGTACAGCCCTGTACTATGATCCTTCCATCGCTTGATCGTCTTGACATTCATGTGATCCCCCTCCTTCTGGCTGTTATGCGACCACCTGGTCTGCATTGGTCTGAGGGCAGGCCTCATAGCTTGCTAGGCTACGCTCGCCTTCCATCGCCAGCATCCAGGCGTGCCCCGCTACAGTGTAGCGTGCTTGCAGATAGCGGAATCCGGCGTCAACGTCCATCTCTTCAACATCGACCTCGATTAGCCATTTGCGGTTCATGTTGTAGTAGTAGTACCCGCTCAGGCTATAATCTCCGCCGACCGAATCCGAGATGTACTTTGAGCCAGCGAGGCCCGCTAACACCTTCGCCCCGGCACCAATGACCTCTGTGGCCGCAGGGCCGGTACACTGTAGGATAGTCACCACAAGGGTATCAAGGTTTCCTACCGAGGCCCCGCCGAGGATGCAGAACAGCGCCTTCTCATACCCCTGCATGTCGATAGTCGGCGTGTAGTAAGGCCCGCCGACGGGGATAGATTGGGGCGCGAGCAAGCACGGGCCGATTTGCTGGTTTGCAGGTCCGCCAGTCGAATCGGTGGTGTCATAGTCACCAGTGTAGCGTGAGCGTTCGGTCAGTTTTCTCTCAGTTCCCATGATTTATCTCCTAGTGCCCTTCGTGTATGTGTAAGCTGACGAACGGCGAAACGAAGGTCGTCCCATCTGGCCGCAACGGCACTGGTAGGGTCAGCCACGGCTTGCCGTCCACACGCTCACTGATGCGGAACGTGGTCTGGTTGTGGCGGAACCGCTCGTGGATGCTCGACTCGATGGCCGGCTGCCCGCGGTCCCCGATCAGGTAGTACCCAAAGTCGTACAACCCGATGTCTCCCTTGGTTCCCAGGTTCGGCACCTTCTCCGTGAAGATAATCGGATAGCCCATCAACCGAGCCGGCATACCGTCGCGCATGTTGGGTATCCACATATAGTTGGAGTTTGTATCCATGAGGGTCATGATCTCCTCCATCGTGCAGATGTGGGCTACCCACACGCCGCGAGGGTTCTGCTCGAAAGCGTGAACCATCGCCGTGATGTCTGCGAAGTCAATGGCACCATTGACCGCCCGGAGCGGCTGGAGCGTGCAAGGCGCATGGATCACGCCCTGCGGCTGTCCTACACCATTCCCGTTCAGGAACCACCAATCCTCCGCGTCCGCCATCGACCTGCCAAAAAGATCGCGCAAGAATGCCTCCAAAGAGATAGCACTATCGGCGATCAGATTGTTCGAGACCGGCAGCCAACCCGCCAGCTCATGCACGATCAGGTCAATGAGCTTGAAGTTGATTTCCAGTTCCGGCTTCTGCGATGCCTCTTCGATCCACTCGTACACGATGCCCGCGAAATAGGCACTGAGCTGGTTATCCGGCGTGATCGTCTGGTCGAGGCTAGGCATTTGCAGTTGCACGGTGGTCATGGGGACGGTGACGGCTCTCGGCCTCACAATGGCATCCTCGCCCGGCTTGGCAAATACCTCCGGTCTAAACGCCACGGGAACCAAGAACCCGCCCAACGCGCCGGTGCCTTCCACTAGCAACTTCTCCTCGAAATCGGGCTTGATAAGCCCTTGGCGCAGCAATGCCGCCTTATGCTTCGGCACGCCCGAGGCGACGATTGAGCACAACCACTCCATCGGGCTATCCCAGCTTGCCTTCGTCGCGCCGTCCGGCGCCGGTTCTGTATCCCCAGCCGTCAGGGATCCCATGCCCTCCACCAAGTCCGCCCGTTGGGTCAGGGCAGCCTTCGCGTCAGCTACGAAGTCCATCTTGTCGCCGGCTTCTTTGATATACTTGTCAGCTTCTTCGCGCTTCTCGATACCAAGTTCGCCACTGGCGATCTTTTCGTATATCTCAATGCCCTTATCCGTCAGGGCAACCGACTCTTCTCTCAGCTTTCCGATGTCCATTTCTCACTCCTAATGAATGGTTATTTGGTCGCCATTCCTGCCCTCACGGAGACCCTAGCCCCCGTCAGAGCCGCAAGTGAGTGGACATCGAGCCCGGCTCGGCTTGCCCTCGAATCTTGAACTTATGTTGTCTCTACGGTTCTTCCATATAGGCTACGGCATCTTCTATCATTGCCGTCCACCGCTGTTTGAGCGTCATATTAAGCTCTGCTATGAAGTTGGGGTCGAACCACCGTTCAAATAGTTCCTTGGCTATCGGTTGCGGAACTACAAGCCCGCCTTCTGGCTGGCCCTCTCTCCTCACCGTCCCCTCCTCCGTGCTCATAGTTCTTCTATCTGCTGGCGCTGTATCTGGGCACGCTGAATCAATGCGCCTATGACTTGATCTAACGCCTTACCCTTTGCCTGCTTAGTTGGGACGAAGACCCTTTCGCCCTCTATCCATTCAATGCGGGCCGCAAAGGAGATATCATCCCCGTTTCTTGTGTAGGAAACGCTATAGTAGGTATCGGCCTCCCCGCTCACTATGATGTGATCTTCATAGACCTCATCTACATATAAGAAAACCCCCGCGCCATCCGAAGGATAAGGATATTGCCGCCGGAATGCTGTTTCAACGCTACGCACCTCGTCAGTGAGACTCTGACCCTTCTTGTGGTCCTCAACCCATCTCTGCGCTGCGTCCTTTGTCCAGCCATTTTCCTTGGCGAATGAATAGGTAGTCTCTACGCCCGACCCGTCCTCAGCCGGACTAATGATGCGGATGTCCTCATCGGTCTCCGTTGGTGTATCCATGCTCTCCAGCCACGCCTTGACGCTCGTAATCATTGCCGCCGCGTTCATTGCCAACGGCACGGGCGAGACATCCATCAGCTTGATCTCTCTCAGATAGCGGATCATGCCCTCGCCGTCTTCGGCTTCTTTCATTTCTTCCTTGACTGAATCATAGCCGATGGAAAGTTCATCCAATACGGTGTCTCTCATCAGCGTCAGCGCGTCATTGCCAATAGAAGTAGGGCTGATATAGCCTTTCACGTAGAGGCCGCCTGTGGCGTCTGGGGCGCGGCTAAGGACGTTCTGGGGTAGCTTTCCCCTCGGCACCTCTCGCAGCTCTATCACCTTGCCGATGGGTTGCATGAAGTCGTGGATGTAGTATATCTTGACGCGATCCCCCATCTCCTTGATGGTCTTGGTAAATGCGCCCTTGACTATTACATCTCTACCGTCATCCACATTGCCCATTACGGCAGCAAAGCCCTGGAAGGTGCGGGCCTCGGGGTCAAGCCCCTTCTCTTCTAGCTCAAATGGAAACGATTTTCTCTCCATGATTAGCTCCTATCC